TGAGAATGCTTATATCTCCACAATCTGAATATGCACTAGCAGGTGCGTATGCAATGGGGAGAGCTATGGATGATGCAATAATTGCGGCGGCAACAGGAAATGCTTATGGCGGAGTAGCTGGTGGTACAACAGTACCTCTACCTTCTGGTCAAAAGATTGTCCACGGATCAGCGAATCTTACAATAGCTAAACTTTTAGAAGCTAAAAAGATTCTTGATGCGGCAGAAGTTGATCCAGATGAACAAAGATTCTTGATCTGTACAGCAGATCAGATTCAAGACTTCTTAAATATTACAGAAGTTAAATCATCTGATTTCAATACAATTAAAGCACTCGCACAAGGGCAAATTGATACCTATTTAGGTTTCAAATTCATGAGAAGCGAAAGGTTAGGAACTGATGCTACACCAAGCAGACAGGTTCTAGCATTTACTAAATCCGCAATAGGTTTAGCTGTAGGTGCAGATATTCAAACAAAAATATCTGAAAGAGCAGACAAAAACTATGCAACACAAGTATTTCTATCTATGACTATCGGTGCTACTCGTATCGAAGACGAAAAAATGGTAGAGATCGCTTGTAACGAATAATAGGGAGGATTAATAATTATGGCTTATTCAGTACAAAAAACTAAATGGTCGCAAAATAATCCGACTGAAAGGGTAAAAACTAACGAACAAGCAGGTAGAATTAGAGTTGCTTATGCTACATACGAAGCATCAGCAGAACAATCTACTATCGAAATGTTCAATTTACCTAACGGTGCAAGGATTGTTGCGGGATATTTAGGACATGACGCATTGGGTTCATCTACAACACTATCAGTAGGTTATGCGGCACATACATCTTCAGCAGGGGCTTCGGTTTCAGCAGATGTAGATGCGTATAAAGCGGCGGCGGCTTCAACAGCAGATGCTGTTACAGCTTTCCCGACTACTATGGCTAAACTAGCTATGAGTGAAGTTGATGCAAACCAAGACGGATTACCTGTTACAGTTACATTAGCTGGTGCAAATGGTAGTAATACTATTTCATTAGAAATGTTTTATGTAGTAGACTAATCGTTTATTAACTAAAAAAGATAAGGGCGATAAAGATTGATTTCTTGTCGCCCTTATTATATATTACCCAAATGGCTACAGAAGTATCAATATGTTCAAATGCATTAAGAAGATTGGGTGATGATCCTATAACATCTTTAACAGACGACACGGAAAGAGCAAGATTGTGTAATTCATTTTACGCAGATGCTAGAGATTCTGTATTAAGAATGCATCCGTGGAATTTTGCAATTACTAGAGCAAGTTTAGCACAATTAACAGACAAACCTGCATATGGTTTTACATATCAATATGCATTACCTACTAACCCTTACTGTTTAAGAGTATTAGGTATGGAATATGAAGATTATATTTTTAAAGTAGAAAATTACTCAACACAAGGTAGAGTTTTGCTTACTAACGAAAGCACAGCTAAAATATTATATGTTGCAAGAATAACAGACACAACACAATTTGATGCTTTGTTTGTAGATGTACTAACGGCAAAACTTGCTGTAGATTTAGTATATCCAATTACAAATAGTGCTAATTTACAAACACAAATGCAGAAACTTTATCAATTAAAACTTTCCGAAGCACGAAGTATTGATGGACAAGAAGGATTTATAGATGATCTTGTTTCTGATACTTTTATTGACTTTAGGAAAGATTAATGGCAAGAGTACATCCCTTTCAAACAAATTTTACTGCTGGTGAATTAACACCTAAACTTGCAGGTCAAGTAGATTTTAAAAAATATAACAATGGTGTAGAAGTAATGGAAAATCTTACTGTATTTCCACAAGGCGGTTGTCAAAGAAGAAATGGTAGTAGATTTGTAGCAGAAGTAAAAGATTCATCTACAACAGTTAGATTAATACCATTTGAATTTAGTATTACACAATCTTATTGTTTAGAATTAGGTAATAATTATATAAGATTTTTTAAAGACAACGGACAAATTACAGAAAGTGCAAAAACAATATCAGCAATAACAAAAGCAAATCCTGCTGTAGTAACAGCTAATTCACATGGATTTAGTAATGGTGATGATGTTTGGATTTCTGGCATTGTAGGAATGACTAGATTAAATGGAAGAAGATTTACAGTAGCAAATAAAACAACAAATACATTTGAATTATCTGGTGAAAATTCTACAAGTTATGACACATATACATCTGGCGGTACAGCATCAAGAGCATATCAAATAACTACTACATATACATCATCACAAATATATGATTTACAATTTACACAGTCAGCAGATGTTATGTACATTGTACACCCAGATCATACTCCTAGAAAATTAACTAGAACAGGACATACATCTTGGTCATTAACAGATGTAGATTTTGAAAAAGGGCCATATTTAGATACAAATACATCTAGCACAACAATGACACCAAGCGGAACTTCTGGTTCTGTTACAATTACAGCATCTACATCTACATTTGTAGCATCTGATGTTGGAAGATTAATTAGCATAGGTGATGGCCACGCAAAAATAACAGCATATTCTTCTGGTACATCTGTAACTGCAACAACAACAGAAAATTTTGCAAATACAAATGCAAATGCTACATGGGCATTAGGTGCATGGTGTGTTGCTAATGGTTATCCTAGAACAGTATCATTTTTTGAACAAAGATTAGTATTTGGTGGTTCTACATCATATCCACAAACAGTATGGGCATCACAATCTGGTTTATATGAAAATTTTGATGCAGGGGATGCTAGTGCGGCAGATGCATTTATTTATACTATTGCGGCTAATAGAGTTAATGTAATTAGATGGTTAGCACCTGCAAGAGATTTAATTGTAGGTACAGTTGGTGGTGAATTTAAAGTAGGAAGACCAACAGGTGAACCATTAAAACCAGATAATGTAAATATATCACAACAAACTACATATGGTGGTTATACAACAGCACCAACACAAATTGGTAATGCTGTATTATTTGTACAAAGACAACAAAGAAAAGTTAGAGAATTTTCTTATAGATTTGAAGATGATGCATATTTAGCACCAGACATGACATTGTTAGCAGAACATATTACAGACACAGGAATAGTAGATGTTGATTATGCACAAGAACCAGATTCTATTTATTGGGCTTGTAGAACTGACGGAACATTATTAGGTTTAACATATCAAAGAGAAGAAGATGTAATTGCATGGCATAGACATATATTTGGTGGATCAAATAAATATACATTTAATGGTGCAAGTGCAGTAACAACATATACATCTGATGCTAATTTTAATGGTTATGTAACTATATCATCACATGGGTTATCTACAGGTGATGCAGTTGTTTACAATGCAGGTGGTGGTACAAAAATACCACAATTAGTAGAAGGTCAAACATATTATGTTTATCGTAGGGATGCTAACACAATAGAATTAGCAGATACATATTCACAAGCAGTAGATAGAACTATTACACAAATATCTGCTGGGTCTGGTGCAAGTCATACATTTACAACAAAAGCAAAAATTAAAAGTATTACATCTATAAATGAATCATCTGAAAACCAAGTTTGGTTATTAGTTGAAAGAAGAATAAATGGAACAATTAAAAAATATGTAGAATATTTAGACCCAACATTAAATATGGATTGTACATTGTCGGCAATAGTAAACGCAGGTACAACAATAGTAACAGGCCTAAATCATCTTGAAGGGGAAGAAGTACAAATATTAGTAGGTGATGCAGTATATCCTAATCAAACTGTAAGTGCTGGATCAATAACAGTTACATTACCTGCACAAACAGGGTATAAAAGTATAGAAATAGGATTAGGTTATATATCTAAATTAAAAACTATGAAAATAGAAGCAGGTTCACAATCTGGTACTGCACAAGCACGAAAAAAAAGGTATAATGAAGTAGTTGTAAGATTACATAAAAGTGTAGGAATAACTATAAATGGAGATCAATTACCATTTAGAACATCTGCTACACCAATGGGTCAAGACATACCAGAATTTTCTGGTGATAAACGAGTAAGTAATTTAGGATGGGATAGAGAAGGGCAAATACAAGTTGAACAAACACAACCTTTACCTATGACTATTTTAGGAATAACAGGAACATTAGTAACAAGTGATTAAGGAGATTAAATAATATGGCATGGTTTGTACCAGCAATGATGGCAGTAAGCACAGGTCTTACAATAATGGGTCATAAGCAAAACATTAAAAATATAAAAGCTAATCAAGCATGGAGAAATTACGATAGAAAATTACAATATCTTCATGACAAAACTAAACTTGCAAAAAAACAAGCTAAATTGTTAAGTGAACAAAGAGCAAGAGTTGCAGGTAGCGGTATTCAGTTTACAGGTTCTCCATTAATTATGGCATCAGCAGATATGAAAGAATATTATGAAGATATGATGTGGATGGAAAAAGGTATTTATTCTAAAGCAATGGCAGACAATGCAGAAGCGGCAGGTTTAATAGCAAGTGAAACATATAAAATGGGAAGTACATTATTACAAGCAGGAATAGGATATGATACATATAAAACTAATAAAAAAATAGCGGAAACTAAAGGCATTGGTTAATGTATTTAATAAAAGTGTGGGATGATGAAAAAATGATTTTTGAAGGATATAGTAAAACAAAACCAAAAGCAGGAGAAGATTTTAAAGCATGGACAACAACCGAAGATAATAATGGAACAAAACAAACAGTATTTAGTCCAGCAAGATATAGGATAACTTATGAAGATACCAAGATATAATGATTCAACAGGCGGTGTAAATTTACAAAGCAATAGAAGTTTAACTACAGGCACACAAGCTAGTAGTACACTTGCAAATGTTGGAAAAGAATTAATTGGTTCTACATTGCAATATGGTGCGGCTAAAAATTCATTAACAGCTAAATTAAGACAATTAGAAATACAAACAGATATTAATAATGCTAAATCATTATTGTTTAAAGAAACAAGTGATTTTTTAAATAACCTAAAAAATGATGATAATTATTTAGCAAAACCAGATGTAGCTTTTTCTCAATGGTCTAAAAAAACAGAAGAATGGACAAAAAAATATAAAGGTTCTGTAGATGAATATACATGGAAACAATTAGAACCAGATTTTAATTTTCATATATTTGAACAAGGTAATAAATTAGATAATGAATATGTTACAAAACAAAAAGTAGTTAATGGTT